GTCTGTTAGAATAAAGTATTACTTAACCTTGACCAACCCTAGAGGAGTCAAACAATGATTGAAAAACAATCAAACATTTCATATCGTGGTGGCGCACGAGAAGGCGCAGGAAGACCGAAAGGGAGTCTTGACAAGGGCAATGCTGTTCTTAGAGAGATGATACTTGAGGCACTAGAGGGCGCAGGTGGCGTTGCTTATCTCGTAGAGAAGGCAGAGAGCCATCCACAGGCTTTCATGGGACTAATCGGTAGGGTCTTACCACTCCAAGTAACTGGAGAAGAAGGTAAAGACATTCAGATAAGCGTCCAATGGCAGAAGTAATCGAGATAGCCTACAAACCCAGAGAACAACAACTTGCTATCCATGAACTGATGGACAGTAAGCGTTTTGGCGTTGTTGTTGCTCATAGGCGCATGGGTAAGACAGTCTCTGCGATTAACCACTTAATCAAAGAAGCACTCCTTAACCAAAAGGAAGCCCCTAGATACGCCTACATAGCCCCTACATACGGACAAGCTAAGAGGGTGGCATGGGACTACCTTGTGAAGTATGCAGAGCCGTTAGGTGGCACTAGCAATATCTCAGAACTAAGGGTGGACTTCTGGGGTAGGCGAATCCAGTTGTACGGGTCAGACAACCCAGAAACTCTCCGTGGACAATATTTTGATGGGGTCATTCTTGATGAAATTGGTGACCAGAACCCTAAGATATGGACAGATGTGTGTAGACCAAGTTTGGTTGACAGACAGGGCTGGTGTCTCTTTATTGGGACTCCGAAGGGACACAACCACTTCAAAGAACTGCGAGACAGGGCTAAAACTGACGATGGATGGGGATTGCTTGAGTTCAAAGCCTCAGAAACTGGCGTAGTTAATCAAGATGAACTTAACGCTGCCAAGCATGAGATGGGTGAGGATAAGTACCGCCAAGAGTTTGAATGTAGCTTTGACGCTGCTGTAGAAGGCTCTTACTTTGGGCAAATCCTCAACGAACTAGAAGAAAAGAAGCATATGCAAGAGATACCCAGAGAGGAACTAAGTAGGACTTTTACTGCTTGGGACTTGGGAATGGGTGACTCAACGTCTATCTGGGTGGCTCAACTGGTAGGCTCTGAGGTCAGATTACTGGACTATTACGAGAATCACGGAGTAGGTTTAGACCACTACGTCAAGTGGATTAAGGATAATGACTACCTAAAAGCACAGCATATATTGCCCCATGACGTTAGGGTCAGAGAGTTAGGCACAGGTAAAAGCCGACTTGAGATGCTTGAGGAATCAGGGCTAGAAGTCAAGATTGCTCCCAGAATGGGACTAGACGATGGCATCCAAGCGGTAAGAAGGTTGCTGCCAAGGTGCTGGTTTAACGTACCTAAAGTGCAAACAGGCTTGAACTGCTTGAGAAACTATCGCAGAGATTACGATGAGAAGCGTAAGATATTCTATGAAAGACCACTACACGATTGGTCTAGTCATGGCTCTGATTCTTTCCGTTACTTAGCCCTTGGATTGGATGAAGGACATTCAACTTGGGATAAGCCTATTAACCAAATGCCGAAATGGATTGTCTGATGTATGTGCAAATGCAAGGGGTAAATTTAGCCCCTAAAGTAAAAGAACTTGAAAAGCGTCTTGAAATGTTGGAAAATGTGGTAAAAGCATTACAATTGGATAAACCCCGAATGGGTCGCCCTCCAAAGGACAAACATGGAACAGAACGAACTGAAGTCAATACTTCAATCGGAGATTGATGATGCAATTGGATTTATTGAAAGCGAAACTGTTGAACAACGCAAACAGGCTCTGGAGGCTTATCTACGACAGCCATATGGTAATGAAGTTGAGGGTAAGTCTCAAATCGTTACTGGAGAAGTGGCAGAAGCGATAGATGGTGCGCTACCTAGCTTAGTTCGTATCTTTACAGGCTCAGACAATATCGTAGTCTTTGAGCCACAAGGCCCAAGGGATGAAGCCTCTGCCAAGCAAGCTACTGATTATTGCAACTGGGTATTCAACAGGGATAACGAAGGCGTAGCCATTCTGCATGATTGGTTCAAAGATGCCTTGATGCAAAAGAACGGCATTGTTAAAGCATATTGGGAAGACAAAGAAGACATTACTAAAGAGCGTTACTTTGACTTGTCTGATGACGAGTTAGCGATGCTGATGAGTGATGAGACTATGGAGATTGTCGAGCAAGATACGACAGAGTTCCCAATATTTGACCCAATGGGACAGCCAGTTATAGACCCTATGGGTATGCCTGTGATGGGTGCGACACACAATGTTGTGGTGCAACAAAAGAAAAAATCAGGCAAAGTAACGATTGAGAACGTACCCCCAGAGGAGTTCTTGATTAGCAAGAAGGCTAGAACTATTGCTGATTCACCTTTCGTAGCCCACAGACAGATGTTGACTCGTAGCACCTTGGTTGCTATGGGTTTTAACAAGAAGCAAGTAGAAGGCTTGCAGATGGGTGATGCACTAGCGTACACACCAGAGCGTGTGGCTCGTTACGCAGCAGGTGAGCAACCTTACCAAACGCAGACAGATGACCCTGCGATGCAAGAGATTGAAGTCTTTGAGTGCTACGTCAAGACTGACTTAGATGGCAAAGGCATTGCTGCATTGGTTCAAGTGTTCTACGCTTCTAACGAGATTCTTGAGGATGCCAAGGGTAAGGAAATGGTTGAGGAAGTGGACTATGTTCCTTTCCACTCAATCTGTCCTATCCCAATTCCGCACAAGTTCTTTGGTAACTCGTTAGCTGACAGAACAGTTGACCTACAGTTAATCAAGACCACTATCACTCGTCAGATGTTGGATAACTTATATCTGACAAACAATGCCAGAGTAGTTGCCATCGAAGGACAGGTCAACATTGACGATTTGTTGACTTCTACAGCAGGTGGTGTTATTCGTGCCAAGTCTCCTAATGCTGTTCAACAGTTAGTTGTTCAGAACGTGGCTTCTCAGGCTTTCCCAATGCTTCAGTACTTGGACACAATTCAGTCTAAGCGTACAGGCGTGTCTGATGCCTCACAAGGGCTAGACCCATCTGTTTTACAGAACGTGACAGCAGCAGCAGTAGCCTCGATGCAACAAGCTGGCGCAGGTAAGATTGAACTGATGGCTCGAATCTTTGCTGAGACAGGCGTTAAGTCTTTGTTCCAAGGCATCTTGCACTTGCTCTGTAAGTATCAGGACAAGGCTCGTATGGTTCGTATGCGTGGTGAGTTCGTAGAGTTTGACCCTAGAACATGGGCTAACCAATACGATGTGTCTATCAACGTAGGTTTAGGCGCAGGGAATCGTCAAGAGCAGATGGCTATGTTGTCTATGGTTCTTGCTAAACAAGAGCAGTTGATTGCTCAGTATGGCCCTGCTAATCCTTACGTTTCCCCTGCTCAGTATCGTGGCACATTGGGACGCATGGTTGAGATTGCAGGGTTCAAAGATAGTGCTGAGTTCTACAAAGCGATTACGCCAGAGCAAGACCAAGCATTGAGTAATCCTCCTCCACAGCAACAGCAGATGCCTCCAGAAGTTCAAGCATTGATGGCTAGAACACAGGCTGAGATACAAGCTAACCAAGCTAAAGCACAAGCTGATATGCAGATGCAACAACAGCAGATGCAGATTGACATGGAGATGGCGCAACAGAAGGCGGCTCTTGAGATGCAATTATTGCGTGAGAAAGAGGGTGCTAAGTTGCAACTAGAGCGTGAGAAACAACAGGCTTACTTTGCATTGAAGCAACAAGAGTTTGAAGCAGAAGCACAATTGAAAGCAATGAAGATTGGTGCTGGCATTACATCTAACGTAGAGATTAGGGGTTAATCATGGCAGTTACCAATGCTGACATTCTTGGGTGGTTGAATGAAAACCCTAACGCTAGTGCTGCCCTTATCAATCAAACGATGGCAGAAGCGGGTGTAAGTGCTGCTCAGTATCAATCTGCTACTGGTGCGCCTCCTCCTCCTCCTCCTCCTCCTCCTCCTCCAGCCCCAACAACAATTACTGAACTTTACCAACAAGAATTAGGTAGAGCACCAGAGTCTAAAAAAGTAATTGAAGAATGGGAAAAAATATTTGGTAGTACGATTGACCCAACTGATGTTGCTCAATTTCAACAAGCTGCACAACTTGAAAAAACTGCTCCCGCAATAGCTAACATAAAAGGTCAAATCTTAGCGCAAGGTACAACTGACCAATGGTCTGGTCAAGGTTTTGGTTCTGCTGAAGCTAACGCTGCTGACATGGCTAGGATGTTGGCAAGTGCTGGCATTACCGACATTAACCAGTTTGGTGAAATACAAAAAACAGTTGTTGATGAAGAAGGTAATAATGTAGTTGTAAAAACTTTTGGGAATAAAGTTACAGGTCAAGAAATTGTAAATAACTACGAATCAGGAAGTAACGCATTTGGTGGCACGTATGCAGGTAAAGGAAACACAGGCTATAGAGTAGAGTTTGCCCCTAATGGCACTCCAGTTTTCTATACAACAGGAGCATCTAGTTCTGACTCATCTCAATGGATGCCTTTTGTTCAGCTTGCATTAGCTGCAAGTGGCGCAGGTGGATTACTTGGCAGTGCTTTACTTGGCGCAGGTGCTAGTCAAGTAGCTGCTGGAGCATTAGGAAATGCTATTCTTGGTGGTGCTACAACTGGTATTGCTGGTGGTGACGCACTTACAGGTGCTTTACTAGGCGGTGCAGGTGGTGCATTGGGTGGTTATCTGCAAGGAGGCTCACTTGATGGGTTAGGTATTACTGAAAGACAATTTGCAATTGCAGACGCAACACAGTTAGCAGAACAAGGATTGTCCTCATCTCAAATTCGAGATGCTTTAATTGCTGGTGGCTATAACGATGCAATTATTGACAGGGCTTTAAATGCACTTACTCCTTCTGCTACTGTAACTAATCCAGTTGTAGATAACAATACTGTATCTATTACAGGCACTCCAGCAATTTCTACTGACATTCCAACTGTTATTACAACTGCAAATAGACCACAAAAAGTATCTCCAGAAATAGTTAATGCCGTTAATTCTTTAATATCTGGTGGTAATGTTGAAACTCAAACTATTGAAATTAAAGATAAAAGACCTACAAAACCTGATATTCCAGTAGTTACAGTAACTGACCCAAATGCGCCTACAGCTAAAAATCCTATTGCTCCTGACGCTCCAATTACTCCGCCTAATAAAGATACAAAATTAACTGTTCCAGACCTTATTAGAATTATTGGTATTGGAGGAACTATTGCGGGAATTGGTGCTGCTGCTACACCAACAACCCCTACTGGCCCTCAGTACCCAATTATTGATGTTCCTACTGATTGGAGGACTCCTCCAAAGACAGGCGTTGCACCATTTGCAGGTTTGCCTCCAATTGATTTTGGTAACAGAAACCTACTAATTGGCACTCAATGGGAAAAGTTCCTAGACCCTAACTATGGTCAAGTGCCAGAGCCTATCCAATACTCACAGCCATCTAGCTTGAGTTACAACGACTTGATGGGCATCTTGGGTAACAAGCAAGGTATGCCATCAGCAAGTAACCTAAGTATCAACGACATTATTTCTGGAATACAAAACCAATATGGACAAGCACGTACTGGCACAATGGGCTAAAAACCTATTAAATGATGATTTCTTCAAAGAAGTCATAGATAACTTGAAAAAAGAACAGATTAGTGTAATAATTAGCACAAGTGCAAAAGAATGTGATAGGCGTGAGGATGCTTATCGGCACATTAAGACATTAGAACTAATTACAGGACACCTAGAAGGTTTAGCCTCGGAAACTGTGATTAAAGAGAAGAAGTGGAAGATTCTGTAGCCTTTAGGCTACACCTCCGTCCAGAAGGTTTCTGGCGATTATTGAGATGACAAATGGAAAACACCAACCCTCAAGGGAGTGAAAGCCTAGATGTAAACCAAGCCGCTTCAGCGTTTGAAAGCATGATGGGTGATTCTGAGGAAGCTGACAACAGCCAAACCGAAGTTCAACCAGAGTACCAACAAGAGACTGACGAAGTTGAGTATTCAGAGGAATCTGATGAGCCTAAGCCTAGATATAAAGTCAAGGCATCTGGTGAGGAAGTTGAGGTAGAACTTGACGAACTTATCAAGGGTTATCAACAAGGTACGGACTACACTAAAAAGTCTCAGGCTCTAGCTGAACAACGTAAAGCGATTGAAGCTGAACGTAGTCATTTAGAGTATGTAAAACAAGAGCGACAGGCATACGCCCAGAAGTTGCAAGCGTTGGATAGCTTCCTTACGCAGCAAAATCAGGGTGTGGACTTAGAAGTTTTAAAGGAAACAGACCCTATCGGTTATGCGGTAGCGGTAGCTGAACAGACTCAGCATAAGGAACAGTTAGCAGTAGTAAGGCAAGAACAGCAACGCATTGCACAACAGCAACAAGCAGAGCATCAAACCGAACTGCAAACTCACTTACGCACTCAATCTGAAAAGCTAGTTAGTCTGATTCCTGAGTTAGCGACACCACAGGGTGATGCGGTGCGGAAACAAATCCGTGACTATGCGAAGTCTGAGGGGTGGACTGACCAAGAACTTAGTTCCGTGTATGACAGTCGTGCTGTGATGTCTATGTATAAGGCAATGAAGTATGACCAACTTCAAAAGAGCAAACCAGAGTTGAATAAAAAACTTCAGTCTGCTCCTAAGATGATGCGTTCTGGTACTTCAGTTCCCCAAGCTAGGTCATCACAAGACAAACAGGTAATGCAAAGGTTGCGTGAGACAGGAAAAGTCTCAGACGCTGCCAAAGCATTTGAACGATTCTTTTAAATTTTGGAGTATTAAATTATGGCTACCTATCAAACATATACCGCAATCGGTATGAGAGAAGACCTTTCGGATGTTATCTACTCGATTTCACCAACAGATGTCCCATTTATGTCGTCTATCGGCAAAACTAAAGCAACTGCTGTTTTGCATGAGTGGCAGACTGACTCGTTGGCTGCTGCCAGCTTGTCTAACTACGCAGTTGAGGGTGCAACAGCATCTGACGCTACTATGTCTCCTACCACTCGTATTGGTAACCGCACTCAGATTGCACAGAAGACTATCAAGATTTCTGGCACTTTGCAGAGCGTTGACAAGGCAGGAAGAAAATCTGAAAAAGCATTTCAATTGGCTAAAGCCAGTTCTGAAATAAAGCGTGACATGGAAACAACACTTTTGAGCAATCAAGTTGCTGCCAATGGTGATTCTTCTACTGCTCGTAAATTGGGTGGTCTGCAAGCATGGTTGAATTCTAACTATGATGGCGGTACTTCTGGTGTTGCTGGTGACTTGGGTACTACTGCTCGTACAGATGGTACAAACCGCACTTTCACAGAGGCAATTTTGCAAACTGTTGTTAAAGAAGTTTACGCTTCTGGTGGCAATCCTAAAGTATTGATGGTTAACCCTGCTCACAAGCAGTTGGTTTCTGCCTTTACTGGTATTGCTGCACAGCGTTTCATGGCTCCTAGCAATGCGCCTACAACCATAATTTCGGCTGCGGACGTTTATCTGTCAGATTTCGGTGCAATCTCAATTGTTCCCAACCGCTTTATGACTTCCACTAACTCATGTGGCGAGACAGCATTTATTGTTGACCCTGACATGGCTGCTGTAGCTTATCTGCGCCCCTTCCAGACCAACGAGTTGGCTGTAACTGGTGACAATGAGTCTACACAGTTGTTGGCTGAGTACACCTTGGAAGTTCGCAACCAAGCTGCTCACGGCATTTTGGCTGACTTGACACCTTAATCTAAGGTAACCCAAAAAATGCCTCAGACTTAAACCTCTGGGGCATTTTCTTTTCTACTCAAACTGATAGAATTAGGCTATGCAAAACCCTAACAACTTTAGACAAACTGCTGTTCACGCTGATGGTGAGGGCGGTATCGTTATTCAGACTCGTCAAGATGTGTCTGACATTGTTGAGCAGAATAAAAAAGAATATAACTCGTATGACGAGAGAGCAAGATGGTCTGACCAATTGTTTGGTAACAAGGTTGCATCTATTCCAATGACAGTCATTGATGACCTTAACAAAGCTGGAATCATGCGTGGCTTTGCTGTTCTTGATGACAAGCGTTTTGCTGCTTGGTTAAATGACCCAATGAATCGTGCATGGCGCACTAGAACAGGAGTTGTATGAGCATTACTACCTATGCTGAACTACAGACATCTATCGCAGGATACTTGGCTCGTTCAGACCTAACGACTCAGATTCCAGACTTTATCCGTTTGGCAGAAGTACGCTTGCGTAGAGACTTGCGTATTCGCCAGATGTTGACTTCAGTAACGCTGACCTGCGTATCAGGAACAGCGACAGTTACTATCCCTTCTGACTTCTTGGAAGTAAAAGATTTTGTGGTTACGGGTAATCCTGTTAGACCATTGAACTATGAATCTCCGTCTTTGTTCTCTCGTAACTCACGAAGCATGGACGCAGGTAAGCCATTGGATTACACAGTATTGGCTACAACATTTAAGTTAGCACCTATCCCTGATAGCAACTACACATTGAATCTTGTTTACTCTGCTGCGCCAGCGTTCCTAAGTGATGCAAACACAAGCAATGCGTTCTTGGTTACTTGTCCTGACTTACTTCTGTATGCGGCTTTGCTTGAGGCAGAGCCTTACTTGATGAACGATGCTCGTGTTAACACATGGGGAACTATGTTTGATAGGGGTATGAGTTCATTGACTCGCTCTGACGAGAAGGGTCAATTCTCTGGCGTTCCAATAGCAATGCGTAACACATACATCTGATATGCCTACACAAAGAATACAACTAGGTGAGTGGATGCCTGACCAATCAGGTATCTCTGGCGCATTGACTGACGCTAAGAACGTGGTTTCTCAAGCTGTGGGTTATGGCCCATTTCCTAGTCCTGTAGCGTTTACTGGTACTGCTACCGAAGACCTAGTGTCTTTGTACGCTGCCAAGAATCCAGACTCAACAACCCAATTGTTTACTTCTGGCGCATCTAAGATTTTTACAGTAGATGGCGTAGGCGCATTGACTCAAGTTAAGACAGGAATGACTACTGGCATTAACGATAGAGTTAGGTTTACTCAGTTTGGTAAGACTGTTATTACGACTAACAATGCTGATGTACTACAAGCATGGACACTAGGAACATCTACGTCATTTGCTAATTTAAGTGCATCTGCACCGATAGCTAAGTTCATTACTGTGGTGCGTGACTTTGTTGTGTGTGCTAATACGCTAGAGACTACTCAACAACAGTATCGTGTTCGCTGGTCAGCAATTAACGATGAGACAGATTGGGTAGAAAATGTAAACACTCAGTCTGATTATCAGGATATTCCTGATGGTGGACAGATTGTAGGAATCCGTGGTGGTGAGTTTGGCTTGGTGTTCTTAGAAAGAGCCATTAGCCGAATGACCTATGTAGGGACTCCGTTTATATTCCAGTTTGACAACATCTCTCGTAACAAGGGCTGTATGGTTGCAGGCTCTATTGCTCAGTACCAAGGCGTTACATTCTTCCTGTCGGACGATGGCTTCTATATGTGTGATGGTCAGACTGTTCAGCCAATTGGCAGCGAGAAAGTTGACCGATTCTTTATTGATGACGCATCAGAATCTGATTATGGTTCTATGTCTGCTGCTGTTGACCCTATTCGCAAACTGGTTATTTGGAACTATGTAGCTACAGACGGAAATCGTAAACTAATCATTTACAACTTTGCTACAAAGAGATGGACTTATGCAGACGCAGGTACTGACTACTTGTCTGAGGCATCTACGACTGCTGTAACTTTAGAACAATTGGATAGCATTAACGCATCTATTGACGCATTGACAACAAGTTTAGACTCACGCCTTTATGTAGGCGGTAAGTATTTCCTTGGTGGTACGCTAGGCGCAAAGGTTTACACATACACAGGTCAGCCCCTTACAGGCGTAATTTCTACTGGCGACATTGATTTGGGTGGGCCTTCCGTGGTCACTTTGGCTCGTCCATTGGTAGACAATGGTTCTGCAACAGTTGCTATAGCTTCTCGCACATTGTTAAGCCAAGACGTTACCTTTGGTACTGCTGTGGCTGCTGACTCAGAGAACAGGGTTTCTTTGCGTAGCGCAGGGCGTTACCATCGTATTCAAGTTGTGCCTACTGGTGCAGATTGGAAGAACGCTGTGGCTGTGGACGTTGACGTTGTGGGTCAGGGAGTTCGCTAATGTTTAGAAGCCTACCTGCGTTTGGTGGTGACCAGAGGGCTGTGGCTGAAGTAGTCCGTGGCATCATGGACGGAAAGACCAATAACACAGGAACTTTGACTCTGGCAACTGGTGGTGCTTTAACTACCACTTTGACAGACAGAAGGATAGGCCCAGACAGCGTAATTGTCTTTGTCCCTGCCTCTGCTGCTGCTTTTGCTGATTCTGCGCCTTATGGTGCTTTTCAAGACGGAACAGACCAGACTGTAGCTAATACAACGACTGCCTATCCCATTACTTTTGACACAACAGACTTCTCCAATGGGGTTACTTTATCAAATAGTTCTAGGTTGAATGTAAAAGCAGCAGGGGTGTATAACATACAGTTTTCTATCCAACTGAAAAACACAACAAACGACTCGCAAGATGCTGATATTTGGTTTAGAAAAAACGGAACAGATATAGCTGCCTCTAACAGTAGGTTTGGTTTAGCCCAGAGAAAAGCATCTGGTGACCCATATCACTTAATTGGGGCAATGAACTTTTATGTAAATTTGGCAGCTAATGACTATATCCAGTTGATGTGGAGAGCGTCAGATGTTGGTGTAGTAATTGAGCATTATGTTGCTGGAACAAGCCCTACAAGACCAGCTACGCCATCTGTGATAGCGACTGTTAACTTAGTGTCACTCGCTGCCTCGACAAATATCTACGCAAGTTCCCAAGGACAGGGTACGGCTACGATTACCCATTTTGCAAATTCGACTGCTAATAAGACATATCGGTATGCAATTATTGGTTGATTTTAATAATTTATGTATAATGGATTCCGTGGATGACCCATCTTGGAATCCGAAACTCTAGGAGTAAAAGATGGCTACTACTACCACATCGTCAATTGACCCAACAATTCAGCCATACCTTTCGTATGGCTTACAGCAAGCACAGCAAGCGTATCAGGGCGGTGGCCCACAGTATTATGGTGGCCCTACCTTTGTTAGCCCTAGCACTACCACTCAAACTGGTCTACAGGCTCTTGAGGCTCGTGCTTCTTTGGGTAATCCCTTACTTCAGTCTGCACAGAATCAGCTACAGAACACAGTTTCTGGTGGCTTTCTAGGTGGAAACCCTTTCTTTCAAGGTGCGTTTAAACCTGCTGCACAAGCGGCTGAGACTCAGTTTAAAACAACTTTAGGCGACATTGCATCTAAGTCTAGCCTAGCAGGGCGTTATGGCTCTGGTGCTATGGGTTCATTGCAAGACAGGGCAGCAGGTGTATTTGGTCAACAATTGACTAACACGGCTGGACAGTTGGCTTACCAGAACTACGCTGATGAGAGAGCAAGACAGCAACAGGCTACGATGGCTGCGCCCCAGATGGCTGGTGCTGATTACCAAGACATTCAGCAAATGTTGCAAGCAGGTCAGTTGCGTGAGGGTTACACAGGTCAGCAAATGGGTGCTGATATTCAGCGTTTTAACTTCTTGCAAAACCAACCCCAACAGAACTTACAGAACTATCTATCACTTGTCTATGGAAACCCATTAGGACGAGTAGGTCAGTCTACTGCTAGTGGTTCTGCTGATACATCTACATTGCAAAACCTATTAGGCATTGCGGCTGTTGGTGGTGGCTTGTATAAGAATCTAGGTTCTCCAAATATAGGAAATTGGTTATCTAGTTTTGGTTCTACTCCTAGCAACTTTGTTGATGTTGGTGGTTTAGGTGCTGCATCTAATGCTACTTTGGCACAATTAGGAATCTAACATGGCTGGACTATTAGACATTTTCGGTACAGGCGGCTCAAGCACTATGGGTCTTCTGGGTATGTCTCCAGAGGACATTACTCGTAATCGTGATGATGCACAAGCACAAGCCTTATATGCTTTAGCTGGCAGACTATTCCAAGGTGGGAATACTGGTCAGTCTATTGCACAGGGACTACAGCAAGGTCAGCAAGCCTATAAAGGCACAATGCAAGCTGGCTTACAAGAACAATTGCAAAACTATCAGCTATCTGAAATGTTGCGTAAGCGTAAGCAAGAAGAAAAGATGCGTACACTTGCACCACAAATCTTTACCACTACAACTACGCCAGAACAAGTTACTTATGATGGCGTACCAAGTCAATTCCCTGCTCGTGATGATGAAGGTAACTTAATGCCAAACATGGCTGTAACAAGACCTGCTCAGACTTCACGCACTATTGACCCTAACAAGTTGCAAGCCTTGGCTATGTTGTCATCTGACCCAATAGCGTCATTGTCGCAAATGGCTAAACTTGTTCCTGACTTGCGTAAAGCAGGTTTCCTTGGTGCTGGCGGTCAAGAAGATAATCCTTTCTTACAGTTTACAACTGACCCAACAGTTCCTAAACATCTTCAAAAACTTGCTTCTCAGTATGCGACTAGCTATAGCAAAGGGTTAATTGAACCCGATAAAGCTGACACACGAGCAAAAGAAATTACAGAGGCTATTGGCAGAAGTCAGCAGTTTACTCAGTCTCAAGCAAGTCTTGATGCTATGAGGGCATCTACTGAAGCTAATCAGCAAGCAATGCGAGTTTTGCAAAAGCAAGGTCTTGACCAATCAGCAGAAGGTAAAGCATTGTCTGCAAGTATTCAACAGCAAATGCTTGATTTGCGTAAAGCAACAGAAGCTAATAAGCCAGAAACATTCTCTTATGCTCAGAAGAAAGAGTTTGATGTTCTTACAAAAGCTAAAGAAGAAGCCAATAAAGCTGACAATATGTCTTCTGTTGCTCTAAGAGCAGCACCACTATTACAACAGGCTTATGGTGGACGGATTGAAGCTGGTATTAAGAGTGTTGCGGGTGCTGTTGGCATTGGTTCAGAAGCTAAAGATGCAAATGATAGATTAGCGACACTATCTCAATCATTGGCTTTGAATACGCCTAAGTTTAGTGGGCCTACCTCCGATGCAGACGCTAAACGCTATGACAAAGCTGTTGGTGATTTAGCCAACCCATCTGTTTCGTTGGCATCTAAAGAAGCTGCAATTAAAGACATTCAGTATTTGTCGCAAAAAGCTAAAGCATATGCTGAACAGGCAGAAAACTTCTTCTACGAAAACAATAAGAGTTTGCGTGGATTTAAGTTTATTCCTCCTCCAGACCCATCTGTAAATCCATACGCAAGGTAAATATGGAAAAGCCAACAGCTAAAGACATTGCTTATTTAAAAGCCAACCCAGAGACTGCATCACAGTTTGATGAAATCTTTGGTAAAGGCTTGGCTGCAAGATTAGTTCCTCAAAGTGCTGATGTTGCAACCTTTGGTTTATATCCACAGATGGGTAGCAAACGAACAGGACGTTCTGAGGAATCAGCTAGTAAATTTGTGGGTGCTGCGACTCGTGGCATGGCTGCGCCTTTAGTTGGTGCTGTAGCGGGTACTCCGTTTGGCCCTGCTGGTCAACTTGCAGGTTCTATGGCTGTTCCAGTTGGTGACGCACTCAATGCACTTATCAACATGATTCTAATTGGTGGTGAACAACTTACTGGTAAGGATTTACCTCGTTTGCAAATGCTGTCTAAAACAGTTCAAGACGCTATGACAAGCGCAGGTGTAGCAAAGCCAGAGACAACTGGTCAGCGCATGGTAGAGGCAGGTTTTGGTGCTTTAGGTGGTACAGGAGCAGCAGTTTCATCATTGCCTAACATTGCTAGACAATCAGCTACTCCTATGGTGCGAGAGATGGCTACTAGGATGGCGGTTAATCCTACACAACAATTAGTTACTTCTGTACCTGCTGGCGCAACAAGCCAATTGGTAGCGGAAGCAGCGCAACCTATTGTTGGTGATATTCCCGCTAGTGTTCTGGGCTTGGCTGCTGGTATCCCAATAGGTGCTATGAGTATGCAGACTAAGGCAAGAACACCTGCACCTTTGACATTTGCTGAACAACGTAATGCGGCTATGGCTGGCAAGGCTAAAGTTCTTGGATTTACTGATGAGTTAGCGTTAACACCTGCACAAGCTGGCGCAGGTAAAACTGCTCAATTGTTTGAGGCTGTTGCTTCTACATTGCCATTCTCATCTTCTCAGTTTACCAAGAAGTTTAATCTTCAAGCAGACTATGCAGAGAAGGTTCTAAATCAAATTGCTAATATGTTTGGTGGTATGCCAAGCGCACCTGATGTAGCGTTCTCTGGTGGTGCAAAAGCGGTTAAACAAGCTGCTCAAGCTAATGTAGATAATATTGGTGAATCAATTAAAACTATTTCATCACAATCTGATATTAACTTGAGTGAAGTTCCTAGCTTCAAAAATAACATCTTAGAAGCAAGAAAATTATTGGAATCTTTACCTCCTTCTGAGAGGCAAGACAGGCGATTAAAAGGTTTTGAAGAATTCTACTTTGGTGCTAAAAATGAAGCACTAGAAAGACAAGTTCAAGCAGCGTTAGATGATGCTGGTCTAAAGCCAACAAATCCTAACTACAAACAATTTGGTGATAGTGTTAGACAGCAATTGATTAAATCTGGTACGCCTGAGTATTCATTCGAGGGATATGAGCAAAAAGGTTTTATCTCTGGTGCTGACTATCAAGACCAGCGCAAAATGTTTTCTGACTTAGCTTATGAAAATCGTGGCAGAAAAATGGGTGAAGCGTTTAGAAAGTTACGAGATACCCTAGATGATGCACGAGACACCACATTTAAAAACCAAGGTCTTGATGCTGACTTAACAAAGTTAAAAGCATTACGGGCATCTTATGGTGAAGCAACTAACTTAAATCAGCGTTTTTCAAGTGCTAAAGACGAAACCATTGTTAAAACAATAGCAAACAATGAGAGTGGTGCTGCTGAAAAGATTATTCCGCTATTAGATGAAGATGGTAAATTGATGTTGGCTCGTGGTGTATTGGCTGACATTAAACTAGGCTCATTAAACAATGCAGGTGATTTAGACATTGCTAAGTTTGGTAAAAATATAATTAAGACTGACGAAAGGTCACCATCTACATTACCAAGCATCTTTGGACAAGAGCCAGCTAGTCAAATGGTTGCCTTGGCTGACGTTGCTCAATCTGCTTTAAAGCCTAAGATTGGTAGTAGTCAGACAACAGAACGAGCAACGATGGCTAATATGCTTACATCGGGGCCTGCAAAAATTGCGGGTATCTTAGGAGGAACTACCGCTATGGGTGTTCCATTGGCTGCTGGTGCTGCTAGTTTGGGCATACCTCCTATATTATCAAAAGCATATTTAAGCCCTGCTGTTCAAAACTTTTATGAGCGTCTAAACATTACAGAGCCGTTGTTAAATTACATGGCTTCACCAGCAGAAGCGACTCAAATGTTTGCTGCCTCACCACAGGGTTTATTAGGTCTTGCACCTGATTTACGATATAGACTAGATTTAACTGGTATGGCTAACCCCGACTAAGGACTAACATGGCAAAGACCAAGATTTCAGAATACAGCAGTACCGCAGGTAACAATACTGACATTAACAGTATTAACTTAGCGGAGGGCATGGCCCCAAGTTTAGTTAACAACGCTATCCGTCAATTGATGGCTCAGTTAAAGAACTTTCAAGATGGCTCTGCTGCTGACAACGTAACTGTAGGTGGTAACTTAGCGGTTACTGGTACGTCTACCATGACAGGTACTGTGACAGGTACTGC